ATAGCGTAAAAAAATTACAGACACACCCCGAAGTTCAAGCTATTGTAATATTCAGCCACACGGTTCCGGGTCCTTGGTTAGCGTCGCATGATCTAGACTTATCAGATTCTTGGAGATTTAATAATTTAGGAAATATTCAAATGGGTCGTGTGCTATTAGAAGATACTGAAAATAAAATACATACCTGGTGTTTTGGGCATTATCATAAACCAGTAGATCAAAATTACATGAATGTACGATATGTTAGTAATCCTCGTGGCCGGGGTGATACCCCTTGGTGTCAACAAGCATACTACCCTAAACGAATACAAATAGATTTTTAAGTTGTCTCGGGTTCTAACTTAACTTGTAACGGATAATTATTTGATCTAGCATGTACAGTTACTTCAATACCCTTTTGTTCAGCTACTTCATAAGGTAAAATTGCTACTATAGCCGATCCTTCTTCATGAATATCCTGCGTAATTTTTACAGCAGTATCCGGAGTATAATCAAAAAAGTTCATGAGGGTTTCAATAACAAATTCAACTGTTGTTTGATTATCATTAAGATAGATCACTTTGAACATTGGCGGCTCTTTGAGAGCTTCGTTAATTTTTATTTTTGCTACTGTTACAGCTTGTGACATCATTGATCCTTTATAGTAGTGGAGAGCACTATGCCCTCCACTGTATTTACAATTATATTACGATTCGTACGAGATCGCAATAGTTTTAGGCTTCATTGCTTCGGGCAATTGACGCTCTAGCTTAACAGTAAGAATACCGTCTCGGCTTTGTGCGCTAGTTACTTCCACATAATCAGCTAAGGTAAATGTGCGTATAAAACGACGGGCACTAATACCCTGGTGTTCATAAGCATAACCAACAGGAAGTTCTGTAGTTTGCTTTTCACCAACAATAATTAATTGTCCTTCGTTAACATTTACTGTAACTTCGCCTTGAGTGAAGCCCGCAACCGCTACTTCAATTTGATAGGTATTATCACCAGTTTTTACGATATTGTATGGTGGATAATTCTGTGTAGTACCACTGGCATCGATTTGACCCATTAAACGGTCAAATAATTTATCTACACCAACGGAATTACGATAGAATGGACTGAGGTCCAGAGTTGTGAGTCTTGTCATTGTTTTCTCCTTTTAAATAAGCAAGCATGACTAATGTAGCCCGACCATCGGCGCTACATAAATATTTATTATACTACAGATTGAATTAAAATAATATATAATATGGCAATATATCTTTACAAAAAAACTCATCGCAAAACTGGATTAAATTATTTAGGTAAAACCACGCAGGATCCTTTTAAGTATAAAGGATCAGGACTTATCTGGATTCGACATATTAAAAAACATGGTGATGATATTGATACTGTAATCTTAAAAGAATGTTCTACTAATGACGAAGTAAAAACTTGGGGATTGTATTATAGCAACCTCTGGAATATAGTAGAATCAAAAGAATGGGCCAACATTAAGCCAGAAGCAGGTGAAGGTGGTAGTCTTAAAGGCCGTAAACTTCCTTCAATGAAGGGTAGAGTAGCTCATAATAAAGGAGTTAAATATCCTTTTATTCCTCGCCGTAAATGGTCAGACGATCGTAAGGCATCTAATAACAAGTCTACTACTAAAGGTTCAAATGGTAAACTTAAAAATCGCATTCGTCCACGACTCAGTTGCTTGTGTTGCAAAAAAGTTGTAGACGAAGCGAATTTTAAACGATACCACCAATCCTGTTAAATTACATCATACCGGGCATTCCGCCCATACCGCCCATTGCTGGAGCCTGCGCACCTTCTTTAGCAGGAATCTGTGCAATAGAACAGTCAGTGGTTAGAATTAACCCAGCAATACTAGCCGCATTAACAAGAGCAGTCTTAGTAACTTTAGTAGGATCGATAACACCTTGTTCTACCATGTCACCATATGTGCCTGTAGCTGCGTTGTATCCGTAGTTGCCGGACTTGCTAGCAATTTCGTTAATGATTACATCAGCAGGATCTCCAGCATTAAAAGCAATGCAACGAGCAGGTTCTTCTAATGAACGAAGAACAATATTAATACCAGCTGTTTGATCAGCATTAGCACCTGTTAACCCAGAGATAGCTTGTTTAGCACGGATCAATGCAACACCGCCACCTGCAACAATACCATCTTCGACAGCGGCACGAGTTGCGTGTAGTGCGTCATCGATGCGATCTTTCTTTTCTTTCATTTCTGTTTCTGTAGCAGCACCTACACGGATAACAGCAACACCACCAGCTAGTTTAGCCACACGCTCTTGTAACTTCTCTTTGTCGTAATCGCTAGTAGCTTCTTTGACTTGAACACGAATTGACTTAACGCGATTTTCAATTGCAGTCTTGTCGCCAGCGCCATCAATGATAATAGTGTTTTCTTTGCTTATTTCTACACGAGCTGCCATGCCGAGGTGTTCCACTGTGGCTTTTTCAAGTGTAAGACCAGTTTCTTCAGCGATGACGGTACCGCCAGTCAAGATTGCGATGTCTTCGAGCATTGCCTTACGACGATCACCAAAGCCTGGAGCCTTAACAGCACAGGTCTTTAAGATACCACGCATTGAATTAACTACTAGAGTAGCAAGTGCTTCGCTTTCAACATCTTCGGCGATAATCAACAATGGCTTGCCTGCCTTGTTAACTGCCTCAAGGATTGGAATTAAATCGCGAATGTTACTAACTTTCTTATCAACTAATAGGATAAAAGGATTATCAAGAGCACTAACTTGTTTATCTGGATTATTGATAAAATATGGAGACAGGTAACCACGATCAAACTGCATGCCTTCTACTACATCTAATTCATTTTCAAGTCCTTTGCCATCTTCAACAGTGATAACACCTTCTTTACCCACTTTTTCCATTGCTTCAGCAATAATGTTACCAATGTCTGCATCGGAGTTAGCAGAGATAGAGCCAACTTGAGCGATTTCCTTAGTGGTCGTGCAAGGCTTACTAATCTTTGCAAGTTCGCCAATAACTGATGAAACTGCTTGATCGATACCACGCTTGAGGTCCATTGGGTTATGACCCGACACAACATACTTCATTCCTTCGCGAACGATGGACTGAGCCAAGACAGTAGCTGTAGTAGTACCATCACCAGCATTATCTGCTGTTCGGCTGGCTACTTCTTTGACCATTTGTGCGCCCATATTAGCAAGTTTATCCTCTAATACAATTTCCTTAGCTACAGTTACACCATCCTTGGTTACATGCGGACTACCAAATGATTTTTCAATTACTACATTGCGACCTTTTGGACCCAATGTAACTTTAACTGCATCAGCTAAAATATTAACGCCTTCTACTAATTTATTGCGACCATTATCGCCAAATACTACTTGTTTTGCTGTCATATAATTCTCCTTATTCTACAATTGCCATTACATCGTCCTCACGGAGGATGTGAAGTTCTTCGCCGTCAACTTTAATCGGTGTAGCGGCATGTTTACCAAACAACACGCGGTCGCCTGTTTTTACTTGATTTGGAACTAATACTCCATCTTCAGTAGTGCGACCAGGGCCTGCGGCAATAACATCGCCTTGACTAGGTTTTTCTACCGCAGCATCTGGAATAAAAATTCCAGATTTAGTTTGTGTTTCTGCTTCAACTAATCGAATAACAATACGATCGTGAATAGGTTTTAAATTCATTACGACTCCTTAAAATATAAATGATGTTACCACAACATATTATTGTAACACACATAGGGATAAGTGTCAACAACAATGTTGTAAAGTTAATTAAATTTTTGGGAGGTTGACGCTAGGTCAGATAGGATTGCTTTGACATATAATTTCTCCTTAAAAATAAGCAAGTAATAATATAGACCCAGTTGGCATCTACAATTTTATTTATAACACTTTTACCACTTATTGTCAATAAGTTTGTATTCTGTATAGGGCAAATCTGTCCAAGTTAACCGAAAAATGGTATAGTGTCTATCGTCATTAAATGCTATTCTAAAAGTTTGTTTATAGTATTTGCTAGTATATTTGATATCGTTAACTGCGGCCCAAAGTTTGATTTCAGATTCGATCACCTTGAAAATATGGCCAATAAGAAACGACGGATTTTCGGCCGTCGTTTTGAATTCAATATACATTAATAAAGTTTTTTAGGTAATTGCTGGCTACGGATTTGTTTGCGTAATCGTGCTCGGGCGGCACCTTTTTTGCGTTTACGCTTAGTAGTAGGCTTTTCATATGTTTCTCGAGCTCGCAAATCATCAAGGAGCCCAGATTCTTGGACTTTTTTCTTAAATTTGCGTAATGCTTTTTCAACATTGCCATCTTTGACAATTACTATTTTGCCAAAGTGTTTCATAAATTTTCCTGTAATAGTGTCATTGGTGTATTTACCTGGGTTTTATTGATTGTGACCTTAAGTATATTATTAGTGCGGTAGCGGGGTAAATCAAACATATGAGGCATTAATATGCGTTCAAGCTCGCTATGTAATCCACGGGCACCTGTTTTTGTGCGCAAAGTACGATCAGCTATAATATCTAGGCTTTCAGAATCAAAATCAAGGTCAACACCATCACGATCAAATAACCACTTGTATTGCCCAATAAAATTATGCTTTACTTCTGTTAAAATACTGATTAATTGTTGTTTACTCAAAGTATGCAAACTAACATAACTACTAAATCTACCTACAAATTCAGGTATTAACCCATATTTTACTAAATCATCAGGAACAACTTCTGCTAAGTCAAAGTCAGATGCAGAGCTAAAATTAGCATTGAATCCCATATTTGAGCCTTGAACTCGATTTTTTATAATATTATCTAATCCAACAAAGGCACCACTCGCAATAAACAAAATATTAGTTGTGTCAATCTCTACCATTTCACTAGAATGTTTACGACCACCCTGTGGTACAATTTTGCACTTGGTACCTTCGATTAATCTAAGTAGTGCCTGCTGTACACCTTCACCCGATACATCTTTTGTTACGGTAGAACTTTCACTTTTACGAGAAATTTTATCGACTTCATCTAAAAATATAATTCCTCGTTGGCATCTCTCAACATCATTGTCAGCTGCTGTATATAATCTTGTAATTAAACTTTCAACATCGTCGCCAACATATCCGGCTTCAGTTAATGTAGTAGCATCTGCAACAACAAACGGCACATCGAGATATCTAGCTACACTACGAGCCATTAGAGTTTTGCCTGTTCCGGTTGGTCCAATCATAAGAATATTGCCTTTGGCTATTTCTGTAGATGGATCCAAATTGTTAATTCGTTTGTAATGATTTGAAATAGCAACTGACAACACAATCTTAGCTGTTTCTTGCCCTATTACATACTGATTAAGATAGTCCCGTATATCCTTAGGATCGAGTATAGATTGTGTTACTTTATCTAGTTTGCTCGATTTTTTGGTATTATCTATTAAATTTTTACAAAGATCTACACATTCATTGCAAATAGCTACTTTATGACTAACAATTAATTTATAAATTTGATCTTTGTGTTTATCACAAAAACTACAATGAGTTAGTGCATCTGACATTTTATATTCCGTGAGAGTTATCGTTTAATCGTTGTTCAATACTAGTTCGCTCTGCATCACTTAATAAATCAGGATCATATTCCCCTGATTCAATTTTATTAATTAAATGATCTATATATGCTCGATCATAAGCATGTTGATCACTTAATGATTTATCAACTTCAATCCATTGATTGCCATTAAATTTATATAATCGACTAGGTAATTGATCTACACGCAAAAACATATCACCTTTATTAGGATTTATCGGAAACTGTGTTCCGAATCCCTTTACTTCTCCGGTTATCCCTGTAGGAACATTGTCTGGTTCTATTTCAAAGAATGTATTTGGTTGTGTTTGCGGAATAGGTGGCGTATTTGCAAATCTTTCGATTAATTTCTTTTTTTCACCATCGCTAATTGCTAAACTATTAATATGATCAGCACTATGCCATGGCAATTCATTAATTTCACCTGTGGCATGTTGTGCATGATATAATCTGTGATCATCGTCGGGATTTGCAGCATGCCACATTACTTTGGCCATATGATGCAATGGATCTTCATTTCTATCAATTACAGGAACTACTATATGTGCCAGCGGATCTACTTCTTCAACTACTTCACTCGGGCGTAATTTATCTACAAACATCCAACCCGGTGAGCTTGGATCTGTAAATAGCGATTCTTTAGTAATCACTTCACCTGTCGGTAACTCATCTTTGGCTATTTCACGAATGTGTTTAACTTGTTCATCAGTTAGCGGGCCATCATCTTGTTCATAGTCAGGAATATTTGTTTCGCGGTCAAATATTGGTTCAACATCTTCTATGTCACTAATCCAATACTGACTTTCGTCTATTGCCTTGTTGGGATCAAGATTTTTCTGTTGATCCCAAAAACGGGCTCGTTTCTTTGCACGGGCAAACCAAGACTCTACTGTTTCTTCCTCTTCTACTGGTTCTTTATCTTCTGGTTTTTTCTTATTAAACAAGTCAATATCATGTTCCCATTCAAAAGTCTTGGTAGCGGCCAATAGTAATGTAAGTGCTAGTGGATCAAATACAACAACAATAAGGATAATAACATAGCGAACTGCTTTTTCTAAAATGTTTGCGTCAGGATTATCGCCATAGAGTAATGCGGCAATGTATTTTATTGGGCCTACTTCGGCTTCTACCTTACGAGCCTGGCTAGCAATAGGAGCTCGACCTTCTTGTAATCGAGTAATTTCTGTTTGTGCTTTACTAATATCATTTTGTAATGCTGTGCGTTCACGAGCTTGACTGCGGCGGATTGCTACGGCTTTGTCTGCGCCTTTTTCATCCTGACTACGGCCCATAACTTGATCAACAGCCGTATCCATCTGTGTCAAGGCCGCACGGGCTGTTTTAATATTGTCTTTTTGTGTTTGGATCTTGTCGTCAAATATTTGGACCTGCGCCTGTATGTCTCCGGATGGA